GCTGGCACTGGCACGGTGACGCTTCTGGGATCGTCCTTTGACAGAGGCGCCGGAACGGGCTCGATCGACGTTCCCACGGCCGACGTTGTCACCGCAGGCTGCGCGCTCGAGACTGGCGAGCTTATACCGGTTACAGGCGCTGCGTCCCTGGTGCGCTACTCACTCGCCGTTCCTTCGTTCACGGTAGCCGCGGCGCCGACGGCCGATCCGGCTGCCATGGTTGGCTATTGCTCTGACGAGACAGGCGGCGCGGTGCTCTGCTTCAGCGACGGCACCGACTGGCGCCGATGCACCGATAGGGCGGTGATCAGCTAATGGAGCGCGCTGAGTTTCTCTCCGTCACGCTCACGACAGAGCCGCCGCATGAGTTTGTGATTTTCTCCGCTGGAGATGTCACCACATCCAAGGGTGACTTCGTATTTGATGACAAGGCCGCGGCGCTTGTTCTCGCTGCGTTCTCGGAGCACGGACAAGACAAGCTGCCGATCGACTTTGATCACTTGATGGTGGCCGAGTCGAAATCGATCGAGGGCGCCAGCGCTGCCGGTTGGTTTGTTCCGGAGGTTCGCAATGGGGCGCTCATGGCAACCAGCGTGCAATGGACGCCGCGCGCCGAGCGGATGATCCGCGATCGAGAGTTTCGGTTTCTGTCGCCGGCCTTTTATTACGACGACAAGAGCGGGCGCATTAACGAGCTGATTAATGTTGCGCTGACAAATCTTCCGGCCACCAAGAACGCCGTCCCGCTAGTGGCCAACGCGGTGCCGCAGCATTCACCTAAGCCGGTGGAAGAGGCGACATGGGACGCCGAGGCGGCAGAGGCTCGGATCCGGATATGGGCAACGAAGGACGGTGAGCTAGATCCGAAGCGCTACCGCGAGGGCTTCGCCTGGTATGACGGTGACAAAGAGCTCGCGCTAAGCAGCTACAAGCTGCCACACCATGACATCATCGCCGATCAGCTCGTCACGGTGCGCGGTGGCGTCATCGCTGCGGGCAGCGCGCTAATGGGATCGCGCGGCGGCGTGGAGATCCCAGAGGATCAGCTACCAGCGGTGCGCGCACATCTCGCGCGACACTATGCGCAATTCGACATGACTCCGCCATGGCAACGCCGTGAGGATAACAAACAAGCCCATTCCGGGCGCAAAAGGCAAAAAACAATGAGCGAGAAATTATACAAATTGCTCGGCGCGGATGATGAGGCAGACAGTTTTGTCATCGCGGCCGAGTGGAACAAAACCGGAGCCGAGCTGCTGAGCGTCACCGGCACCAAGTCGCTTAGCGCAGCGATGGCGGCCGTGTCTGCCAACGCCAAGCTGCCGGCCGAAATGGCCAAGCTGAGCGCAGAGGTTGCGGCACTCAACACGGACAAGGCAGCGCGCGAGCGTGACGCCCTGATCGCGACGCTAAGCGAGGCGGGCAAGCTGCCGCCAGCTATGCACGAGTGGGCGCGATCGTTGCCCACTGAGGCGCTGAGCGCATTCGCGGACGTGGCCCCGGCTCACCCCGGAGCAACCGAAGCGGCAGCGCCCGGAGATAATCACATCAGGCTGACGGCCGAGGACGAAAAGGTAATCGCGTCCGGGATCGTAGGCCGCGAGCAATTCATTGAAACGAAGCGGGCCATCGAGGCCGGCAAGAAAGGCGGATGACATGGCACTTTCCGCACAAAGAGACACGCTAGAAAAAGCGTCAGGATTTTCTACGCCTACCGGCCGCGGCGCATCAGCGTCCGTGACCATTTATAAGGGCGCGCTCGTTGTCTTCAACGGCGAATTTCTAGAGCCTGGCACCGCTGCCACTGGCTTGATTGCTGTCGGTCGCGCAGAGCTCGACACTGACAACGCGAGCGGTGGTGATGGCGACGTCACCGTCGAGGCGCGTAGTGGGATCTTTCGTTGGAACAATAGCGGCAGCGATGCCGTCCCCGCCACCCAGGTGGGTAGCGAATGCTTCATCGAAGACGATGAGACTGTCAGCGCAACGGATGACACCGGCGCGCGTTCGGCTGCTGGATTCGTCTACGAAGTAGACGCGGATGGCGTCTGGGTTGCCACGGGCTTCCCTATCTAAAGGATTAAAAAATGATCATCACGCAACCAGCAATTGACGCGCTCCGCGTTGGTTTTTCTACCAGCTATCAACAGGGCTACAGCACGGCCACGCCGTGGAGTGCCCAGCTAGCAACCACGATCCCAAGCTCCAACCGTTCGCAGGTGTACGGCTGGATGGCTAGGATCGCGCAGCTCCGAGAATGGATCGGGCCGCGCACGATCGAGAATCTCAGCGAACACGCATACACGCTCGAAAACAGAAAATTCGAGCTAACGATCGGCGTGTCCGTTGACGATTGGGCTGACACTAACCTCGGCGTGTATGCGCCGACGTTCGCCGAGATGGGGCGCGCCGCGGCTGAGTGGCCCGACGTTCTCACCGGTGAGGCGGTGCAGCTTGGTGACACCACCGGGCTGGGCTTTGATGGCCTGAGCTTTTTCAACACGGCTCACACTCTCGATCCCGCTGGCACTCAGTCCAACTCGTTGGCCAACGCGCTCACGCCGGCTAACTACCAGACTGCGCGAGCTACCATGATGAGCTACACCGGCGAAGACGGCCGGCCGCTCAAAGTGATGCCGACGCTTCTGGTGGTGCCACCGCAACTAGAGCGCGCGGCGCTCGAGATCATTAACGCAGATATGATCCCGAGTGACGCGGGCACCGCTTCGCAGTCTAACGTGCTGCGCGGTAGTGCTCAGGTGCTCGTGGTTCCGGAGTTTGCCGATGAGCCTACCGTCTGGTATCTCGCCGACACTTCGCGCCCGATCAAGCCGCTTATCTTCCAACAGCGCAAACCGCCGATGCTCGTGAGCAAGGCGCAGCCGACGGATGACAACTACTTCTTCGATCAGCAAATGATCTGGGGCACGGACGCGCGCGGCGCGGCCGGTTATTCGCTCTGGTTCCTGATGCTGCGATCGGCGCCGTAGTCAATAGGAGGTATGGCCGGTGGCTCAATACGCAAGCACAACAGATCTAGCAAGCGTTGGGCTGCCGGCCGTTGCACTGTCGGGCGTTCCGCTCGCACAGCAGGATGAATTTTTATCGCAGGCCGGTGGGCTGATCGACACCTACCTACAATCGCAATACACGTTACCGATCACCGGCTCGACGGGGCCGCCTAACACGTATCCGGGATCGCTCGTGCGCTGCAATATCACGCTCGCATGTTACGAGCTGCTGACGTTCCGCGGATATAACCCCGACGAATACGATCAGAACTGGCGCCTCAAATACGAGGACGCGATCAAGTGGCTGACGTCGCTGGCTAAGGGCGAAGTGTCGCTACTGCCAGGCGATGACGCTACGCCAACGCTGCACGAGGGTGCGCCGCGCGTGTTTTCGTTCGGCAGCCCACGCGTAAACGCAGGCCCAGAAGCAAACAAAAGGCGCGGTTGGTAACATGATCAAAGTGTCGGGCGACTTCGCGGCGCTGGCCGACATGCGCCGACGCTTGGCCAAGCTCGGGCAGACGAACCGTGAGATCGTGCGAGAGTTTGAATCCGTAGCCGTCAGGGAGCTGGATCGCACTTTTGGCCGCAGGCAGAGCCCATACGGCCGGCGGTGGAAGGCGCGAAAGACAAGGCGCAGCAATCCGTTGCTTGAGGAGACTGGCGCGCTTCGTGGAAGCGTTACCGGGCACCGAAAAGGCGCGCTTGGGTTCGGCGTCAAGTACACCGATCACAAAGCTGCGTGGCATCACAATGGTACATCCCGAGGCATTGATGCTCGCCGGCTTGTTCCTTTTAGCGGCCGGCTTCCAGCAAAGTGGAAGAAGCGCTTTCAGGTTGTATTTAAGCGCCGCATGCGGGCGGCGTTGGGCTTCTAATGTCAGCGATCCAGCAGCTCGTCGACGACATTCACGGAGACGCGACGCTTGTCGCTCTTGTGGGCGGCAACTACGCGATCGGCAGGCTGCCGCTCAAGGAGAACAACTCACCGCCGCGCGTCGTATGGATCCCGGTAGACGGTGAGATCCAAGCCACGGACAACATCGGCGGCCGAGTCAACGGCACCGACAAGCGGCGCCAGGTACGGACGCGCCTACAGAACTTTGAAGTCAACGTGTGGGGCACTGACGTGGCCAACACTGAGGACATCATGGACGCGATCGTCGCGGTTGGCTGGCGGCATGATGTTGGCTCGATCTCGTTTGGCTCGTTCTCATGGTTCACACAGCAGCCGGCGACGGCTGACTACGCAGAGCTCGGCCAAAAAGTGGTGATGGAAGTGAGCATCAAGATCCCGATCCATGACTACACGCTGCCGCTCACGGACATCGACGCCGAAGGCCACATTGTGACTTTTGTGAGTGACACCACAGGGATCCCAGAGGTTATTTGCTGATGCCTACAGACGAAGAGATCGCACCGGACTCCGAGCCGAAGCCAAAGCCAAAGCGCAAAAAGGCCAAGCCGAGCGGCGAGGCCAAGACGCCTGACGAGTGGTGCGCGCAGCTCGGCCACATAAAGATGATGCGACGCGCAGGCAAGCGCGTGGCCGTTGCCTCGTGGCAGCACAACGCCGCCAAGAATCTGCACCGCTGGCAGCAGCACGCGCACCACGCAGGCGCACCGATCCAACTCACACAAAAAGACTACGAAGCGGCACTTGATGCCGCGGCAGCGAGCCCGCTAGTTCCGCACCGCGGCGCGTTGGGCAACTACTAAAGGGCAAAACAAATGACGATCCCAGGGCAGACATTAACCATTCTCGATCCAGGTCTTGGCCTGGTCGAGCCCGCGGTGACAACGCCGCTATACCTTGGCGCCAGCGAGTTGGGCGCAAACAACGTCCTTGTGAGCGTGTCCAACAAAGTCGACGCCGTTGAGGCGTTCGGCCAGGGCCCGTTATCAGAGGCCATTTGCAGATGCCTGGACGTTGCTGGCGGCCCAGTCTTGGGCATGCGCCTCAACGGCTCCGTGGCTTCGACAATCGGCGCCGTCACCAAGACGGCGGTTGGCACGTCAACCGGAACGCTAGCCGCAACCGGCACGGCTCTCGATGCCTACGAGGTACTCGTTGAGATTGTCACGACTGGCGATCTCGGAGCGGGCGCTTTCAAATACTCGCTCGATGACGGGTACACCTACAGCGAGGGCACGGTGATCCCGGCTGGCGGAACCTATGCGATCCCAGAGACGGGCGCCGTTCTGACGTTCACGCCGATGGCCGGCCCGATCTTCTTCGAAGACGGCGATGTCTTCGAGTTTGATTGCACGGCCCCCTATTACGGCACCGGCGACGTTGCCGCAGCAGTTGCGGCCCTGCTCGCTGACACGACTCCTTGGGCATTTATGGTGCTTACAGGGACTCCTGCAAGTGCGGCGGACGGGGCCACCATGTTCGGGGCGCTCGAGACGCACCTGGCATCGTTTGAGAACGTGTTCCGCTACGTGCGCGCGCTTATGGACGCGGGTGACGACACCCCCGCCAATGTGGCGACGTCATTCGGGGCCGTGGCTGATAATCGGATCTCCGTCACCTACGGATCGGCCGACACTGCCAGTAGCAAGGCGTTCCCGGGTTGGGGCACGCCGAAGCGATCGGGTGTCAATCTCTTTGGGGCTCGCGCGGCCAAGGAGCTGATCAGCACCGACTTGGCACGCGTCGCAAGCGGGCCGCTCGCCGGTGTGCAGGCCATTAGCCACGACGAGTTCCTGAACGAGGTTCTTGACGTCCAGCGGATCAGCACGCTGCGGACGTGGGCGGGCCGCGCTGGTTTCTTCATCACAAATTGCCGGCTCAAGAGCTCGGCCGGATCGGACTTCCGGTACTGGCAGCATGGCCGCGTGATGGATGTGGCCTGTAAAACCACCTACGAGGCGCAGCAGTTTTTCATCTCCCAAGGCGTGCGCACCAACGACGACGGATCGATCAATGAGCTAGACGCGCGCCGCTTCGAGACTCGCGGACTCTCGGCGCTCCAGGCGCAGCTGACGCAGCCTTCCAACGCGGAGGGAACGCAGGGCCACGTGTCAGAGCTTAGCTACACAATCGATCGACTCAACAACGTACAGACTACAGAAACCGTGCTGAGCGAAGTGGCGATCCGTCCGCTTGGCTACGCTAAGTTCATCACTACGACGATCGGCTACACGCTGAGCGTGGGAGCATAAAAATGGCTGACTATCCTTTAATCAATGGCCACAAATACGACTGGAGCTCGGTCGAGGTTGATCTCGGCGAAGCCGGGATCTTCACCGGCATCAAAGAGCTGACGTTCTCGCATTCGCTGGAGCCCGGGATCGTGCGCGGCACGCGCGCCGAGAAGCTGGCACGGACGCGCGGCGAGTATGACGCCGAAGGCTCGATCGTCATGTGGACGCAGGATTACAACGAGTTTATCGCGCTGCTGGGCAACGGCTACATGGAGGCGTCTTTCAACGTCACCATGAGCTATTCAACGCCCAACCAGCCAACGGTGACGGTGCGCCTCATCGGCTGCCGGATCGTGAGCGCCGAGGGCGGAGGCACACAAGGCACCGATCCGCTTGAGGTTAGCTGCTCGTTAAATATTATGCGAGTGGAGGAGAACGGGGTAAACCCGCTTCAAGATCAACTGGTTTAGATTTGTGAGCGCTCTGGCAGGAGGCGCAATCAATGGCAAAAGAAAAGATCGACGAGCTGGCGCGCATGCGCGAGCAGAACCCAGGACACCAAGAATACGAGATCCCCGATCAGGGATCCTTCATCTTCCGCAGGCCGCCGCGCGCAGCGTTTAATCGCTTCGCTAGCGAGGTTGCGGACGACAAGAAGGACAAGATCACCGCGATGCATAAGTTTGTTCGCGCGTGCCTTGTGTATCCATCGGCGCCAGAGTTTGAGGCGCTGCTCGATGCATATCCGGCGTTTCTGATCGACATTGCCACGGACTTGCAAGCGGTGGCCGGTGGGGAGATCCCTGGCCTTGTAAAAAAAGGCGGATAGCATGGGAACGGTCGCAGCGTGATCTATACGCCGCGGCCGGTAGTCTCGTGGCACTGCTCGACAAAGAGAAAGATGAAGAGGGCGAAGCCACGGACAGCGCCTTTGTGGGCGCCATGCTGATCGCCGAAGCAATCCAAATCCTACGCGCATTTCTGAAAGGTTTTAGTAAATAGACATGGCCGACGCTGACTTTACAGTTGCCTTGAAGGACAAGGTAACCGGGCCAGCTAACCGCATGGGCGGAGCCGTCGGCAAGCTCGGCGCAAAGGTGCGCGGCGTTGGAGCAGACGCGGGTGTGTTTGGTGGTGGCATGGCGAAGGCCGTCGCCGTCGGCAACATCATGGCCAAGACGGCAATCGCTGCCGCCAAGGCTGTGCTCCGCTTGGGCTTAGCGCTTGGAAGGGCCGTGCTTGGCGCAGCAGCATTCCGCGAGAACATCACATTCTCGCTGACAAAGTTTCTCGGAGACTCTGGCAAGGCCAAAAGGAACCTTGGGGAGATCGCCCAAATATCCGGCGATCTGGGGCTTAACTTCCAGACAAGCGCGGAGCAGTTTCGGGACTTGGTTAGCGCTGGATTTGGAACAGAGGCCTCCAAGGAGCTGCTCCGATTCAAGGCGGATCTAATTGCTGTGGGCGGTGGTGGGGCGCAGGCGGCCGAGCGGGCCACCAGCGCGCTCGATCAGTTTAAGAAGGCGATGGCCACCGGGCGATTTGAGGCTGACGGCTTTGTTCGCGTGCTGGAGCAAATCCCAGGTGTCACCAAGGATATGCTCCTTGAAAAAATGGCCGATCAGACTGGCAAGTCTCTTGAGAAGCTGAAAAAGACAGAGATCACCAAGCTACCGGTTCAGGAGCTGATCGATGCATTCAAGGAGGCCACGTTAGAAGCCACGGGCATGGGCAAGCATGGGCAGCTGGCAGCGGAGCGGATCGAGACAACGACGAGCGGCGCGATCGATGCTCTGAAAAACAAGTTCACAAACCTGCCCGATACCATAGCCGCAGGCCTCGACGAGTTTGAAGGGCTAGGCGATGCCGTCCGCGAGCTGCTCGCGTTTATGGATTCCGAGGACGCGGCCGACGCGATGCAAATGCTCGCCGATGGCGTGACCATGGCCGTTAAGGCCTTTGTTGCAGCTATTCCCATCGCGCAGAAGTTCTTGAAAGGGATACAAAGCGGATTCCAGGCAGCGAGCCCAGCGATCGACGCGCTGTCCGATGCAATGTCAGCGATGTCTGAAGACGGCGACAGCCTCGAAGCGCTGGGCATGATTTTCGAGGGACTTGGCCATTTGATTGGCTTTTCTCTTGGGGCCATCGTGGCAGCGGTGCAGCTGGTTGTGCTCAGCTTCCAAATGCTGATCGCTGTGTGGGATGGCCTCTCTGCTGCGGCCACGGCCGTGTTTGATTTTTTCAGCAGCCTGGTGGACACCGTGAGCGAGGCCGCTGGCGAGCTTGGGATCTCCGCCGATGGCGTTGGCAGCGCTATCATCGATGGCTTGATCGCCGGTATCATGGGCGGCGCTGGCGCCGTCACCGCTGCGCTTATCGGGATCGCGGAAACTGCAATCGCAGCCGGCCTTGATGTTCTTGGTGTATCGTCGCCGTCAAAAGTATTTGAGGATATTGGCTATAATACGATGGAAGGCTTCCGGCTTGGGATCGATCGCGGAGGCGCTGCGATCCCTGCTGGCGTTGCTGGGCAGCTCGATCCGGCGGCGCTCACAGGCGCCATGAGGCCGGCCAACAATGTCAGCGTGTCGGCGCCTGTTGGCGGGATCACTGTCAACGCAGCAGAGGATCCAGAGGCCACGGCCGCGGCTGTCAAATCGGTGATGCTCAACGAGCTAGGCGATGCCTTCGAGCAGATGTCTTTGCAGGTAGGGGCGGCATAGTGGCGGCGCTCGCTTTCTGGGATGAGCGCACCGGAGCGCTTACGGAGTGGGATCTCCTCATCCTGGCCGGCGAAGTGTGGCCCGGGATCGTCACCATCGACGGCCAAGGGGTGAGCCGCCAGATCGATGTTAAAAAACCGAAGGGCGGCGATCAGGCTCGGCTTACTGACGAGGGCTATCGAAACGGAAAATTCAAAGCCACGCTGGAGATCTGGGAGCGCGCGCAGTGGGAGGAATTGCAACGGCTGTTGCCGCTCATCCATCCGCGCCGCAAAGGTGGAGCTCGCACGCCATTGCAGATCATCCACCCAGCGCCCAACCTGCTCGGGATCGATAACGTATATATCACGCGCATGCCGATCATACGGCTCGATCGGCGCAGCCTGATCGGCGAGGTTGTGATCGAGTGCATCGAATGGACGGAGGCGCCCAAGCCCGTCAAGAAGGCCGCAGGCCGCGGTGGCGGATCGTGTAAGCAACCGGCCGCGCCGCCAACAACCGGCGATCCGGTGGCTGATGTAAACGCGCTGGCAGCATACGCGCAGGCACTGGTGGCCGCTGAGCAGTGTGGGCCACAGGCCAGCGATGTGCCGAAGACGATCGGCGGCGTGGCCGGCGCATTGCTCAACCCTGGCGGCCTTGTCGCTGACTATCTGACGGAGACATGGGCCGAGAACGAAGCCAACGCCAACGCCAACAACGACGACGAGGGTGACGGCGGATTCTGGGACATCTTCTAATCCATGGCACTCGTAACGATGGGCGGCGCCCCCGTGCTCAAAGCTCGGATCGAGGAGCCGCTGGCCGGCTTCTGGGTGGCTGACGTTGAGGTTGACACTTTCGAGACGCTCGAGGGTGCCCAGACAATCAGCTTCGGCGACGATGTGAGCTTCGCGGGCCAGGTATGGCGCGGAGGCGTCGAGCAAGGCCGCTGGCTCGGGCGCATTGTCGCCGGCAGTGCTACGCGTGCTACGGTTGAGCTCGACGCGAAAAACTACCTTGGCGCTAGCGTGTCCACCATTCTGGGTGACGTGCTGGCGGCAACCGGCGACACACTAGCGCCCAGCAGCGACAGCAGCGTGCTAGCGGGGCTTTTCCCGCGCTGGCACAGGGCCAGGGGGAGCGCAGCGAAAGCGCTCCAGCGCCTATCTGACGGCCTTGGTGTCAACGTCCGCGGCCTGCGCTCTGGTGATGTGTTTTTCGGATCGGAGACATATCCGGACTTTCAGATCGAAGACACGATCGAGATCGATCGATACCCACAGCGCGGAATGGTGGTGCTTGCCCCCGCGCTGCCGTTGCTGCTGCCAGGGATCACATTTGAGGATCGGCGCGTAAGTTACGTGGTCACAACCTCCACTGCTCACGGGCTGCGTCAGCAGCTATGGTTTGACGATGGCGGCACCAACTGATCGGATCAAAGGATCGCTGCTCGCGTTTCTCGATGCGGTGATCGGGTCGCGGATCGATTATCATGCGCTCTACCCGTGCACGGTAGCCGGCCAGGGAGCGGGCGGAGGGCTGGAGCTGTTGCCCGATGACGCGCGCATGCGAGGCGCTGGGCTTGGCGACGTTCCGATCCGCACTGGTGCGCCGGGATACGTTTACGCCGTGCCTGTCAAGTCTCGCGTTTTGCTCGGCTTCGAGGCCGGCGATCCGTCGCGCCCTTATGCCTCGCTCTGGGAGTCGGCCACCGGCGTCGACACGCTGACATTTGACGGCGGATCGGAAAGCGTCGCGCGAACAAATGACGCCACAAACCCGGGATCGTTTTTTATGCAGGTTGATTCGGTTAGCAATGAGCTGATTGTTAGCTATGTGCCCGCCGGCGTCGTGGTGCCGATCGAGCTTTTCAGGATAGTGCCGGGATCCTTTGGCGCCTTTTCGCCGGTGCCGGTGCCAATGGCTGGGCTGATTATCGAAGGCAACGACAAGCTGCAAGCGTGACACCATGGCGATCGACTTTGAAAATCCCTTAGGCGTGGACTTTGCTTGCGTCGATGATCTTGACGCAAATCTGTCGCTAGTGGAGGGGCGCACGGCGCTCGCGCAGTCTACGGCGCGCAGGATCATCACGCCACGCGGCGGGCTGTATTACGATCCCAACTATGGGACAGACATCCGCGGCCGACTGCACCGGCCTTTTCCGGCTGCGCTTACGGCCAGGCTAGTCGAGCAGGAAGCGCTCAAGGATGAGCGCGTGGAGAACGCTGGGGCATCGGTGGAGTTTGTCGAGGTTCCGCTGGCATCTGATAAGACGGACGGGGATTTGATAGTTACGATCAACCTGCTGGACGTCACCAACACAGCCTTTGATCTGACTAGTCAAATCTCACCTAGCGGCACAATCACAGTGGACGAAATCAACGAGCAATTCTGATGGCACTTTCTCTGCTACAGCTTCGCACGATCCTAAATCGTGATCAGGCATTGGCCGAGCTGCTCGAGACGCTCCAAAGCCTTGGCTTTAATACAACGGCCTGGCAGTCGGGCAGCATACAGCTGACGCTGCTGACTACGTTCGCTGACTCCTACGCGCGCATGACGAGCGTGGCCAGCTCGCTTAGCATGCTAGCCTTCAACGCGACGAGCATCGGCCAATCGCTGACGGCCTTTTCGGACTCGCACTACGACAATCAGCGCTTGGCCGCTGCGTCCACCGAGGGTGTCGTAGTGCTAACCGGTGCAGCGGTTGGGCCGCCACACACGATCACCGTGGGGCAGCTCGTGGCAACCGACGCCACTGGTCGCAGCTACCGCAACACGACGGCCGGAACGCTGGCAGCCTCTGGCACGCTAGAGCTCACATTCCGCGCCGACATTGTTGGATCTGACGGCAACATCCCATCCAGCACGCTCACGATCCTACAAACGCCACTGGCCGGCACCACGATCGACAATCCTCCGATCCCTGCCACTGGCACATGGATCACATCGCTGGGCAACGATGAAGAAACAGACGCGAGCCTGCGCCTGCGCAACACGAGCAAGTGGGGCACGCTCTCCTACTCCGATCCGGCCGATCGATACGAGCACTATGTTCGCACCGCGGTGCCAACCGTTCCGCGCGTTGAGATCGACGCCGACGATCCAGGCGGCCCAGGGACGATCCACATTTATGTGGCGGGCCCGACTGCTACAGCTACGCCGGTTGACGTTGCCGCTGCCCAGGTAGAAGCAGATCGCATCAAAAATCCCACTGCCGACGTTACATGCTTTGCAGCGACCGAGCAGCCACAAGCCTTCGTCTATGACTGCTACATCACCGCTGGGCTCAACACGGCCGACACGCAGACGGCCGTGGAGCAGGCGTTGACGGACTATGTCAACGGGCTGCCTATCAGCGGAACGCTTTTCCCCATACTTGGGACGGGCAACTTCGTTTTTTCCGAGGCGCTCGCGGCCATGACATCCGTGGTAGGCGTCGAGCGGATCGACATGACAACGCCGCCCGGCAACGTGCCGATCACGGCTCACGCAATCATGATTGACGGCGGCCAGGCGGCCAGCTTCTTCAGCGTATAAGATGCCAAACTTTCGGCAGCTCTACGCGAGCATAATGCCCACGTGGCTTAGCCGGCGTTATGGCGAGCGGTTTGTGGGTGCCATCGCCTATCACGCGGATATTTTTGGGGAGGCATTCAGCCAAGCGATCCGCACACCGTGGGTTAGGTACGGGCCGCCCGATGCGCTGGCCCCGATGGGCGAGGACGCCGGGATCGAGCGCGCGCCAAAAGAGACGGATGATCAATACCGCGAGCGGCTGATCACTAAGTGGATCCTTTGGGAAGAATCGGCAACTGAGCTTTTCGCGGCCAACGCGCTGGCACCGTTCGGCGTTCCTGCGGCGTCGTGCAATGTGGTGGCTGATTTCGAGTGGAGCGCGGATCCGGCGTCAACATTCTGGTCACGCTGGTGGCTCATTCTCGACGGGCTCAACTACGAGCTACCCTGGCAGCTGCTCGAGTGGGGCGGCCCAACGTGGAGCCAGTGGGGCCAGGGGAATACGTGTGGGATCTATACATGGGGCACGACGGCCACGCAGGGTGAGATCCAGGCCGTTATCCGGTTTCTTTGCAAGTGGAAATCCGCGCACGAAGTAGGCGTTTGCGTTCTGCTCGACTATGGCGGCCACATCTGGGGCGCTCCGCCGCCATGGGGCGCACCCAAGACGTGGGGCGGCGAGGTAGTCTGCTGGCCGCTCGGCAGTTTCTGGGGCGATAAATATTCGATCATTTCGTGGGGCTCTCCGTTCCCGTACAACGGAGCCACGCCCGCAAATTGGGGCATCAAGTTCAAGATCTAAAACCATGGCTCACGCGCTAACAGAAACGGCAACATTTGATCCTGACGTCATCGTCCCGGACGATGGCGACGGCCTAAATTCGGCGAGCATCACCGCAGGGATCCAGGCGCTCACAAACCGCACGCGCTACATGGTGGACACGCTCAGCGGAGCTCGTCCGCTGGTGCAGCTCCACGCAGACGCGGCCAACTGGGAATTTCCGGGAGGATCGCCGACGCTCACGGGCTACAAGCAGACAAGCATCGTTCTGTCTGCGATCATATGGTTTGCCGTTTCTGTGCCTGCTAGCGGAACGCTTAACGCCATCAGGATCTACCTGCACGGAGACGGCGGAGCGGTTGGCCCACATGCCAACCTGCCGACGCTTATGCCGCGGATCGCTGCGGTGATCCGAATGAATAGCATCACAGGCGCTAGGACAATCGTGGGCCCATTCATCGACTCATCGCCGGACGTGCCAAGCTATGAGACGCTTCACGCCGTCGACTCTGGCCCGCTGGCTATGGCGCTGAGCGACGGCGACAACATATATGTAATTATCGACGGGGAAGGGTTGGCCGATTCGTTGCCCGACGCCCTGTGCTTGGTTGGGCTCGAGGCGGATGTCTCCGCGACATAGGACAAAAAGATGGCACACAATCTCATTGAAACCGCGACATTTGATCCAAGCGTAACGGTGCCCGATGATGGCGACACCGCCAATTCCGCATCGATCGAAATCGGAATGCAATCGCTCGCAAATCGCACCAGGACGATGCGCGTTCGGGAGATGCCCACCACGCTCACGCTTGGTGGCGATCCGGAGCTGTCGATTCCTGCCGTCATCGAAACGATGCCAGCTGGGATTAATCCGTCTACAACAGTTGTCTCGCCAGCGTTCAACACGATCAGGGCGGGAGAAACGATCCTTATCACCGGGCTCGTCAACCTAAACTGCGCTGGCGTTGGCGCTCGTTTTATGTGGCTCCGCAGCATGACAACGGGGGTTAACATTCCCGGCTTTTGGTATAACTCGACGGTTGACGCGGAGCAGATGCCGGTTTGTGTTTCGTATACTTACCCGTCGCCTATGCCGATCTTGGCGTTCGATCGGATCGTTCTGATATGCAACGCCGGTACACCATATGACATTATGGATCACTCTAATCTCTGCATAACCCGCTTTACGGAATTCTTCTAAGCCATGCCAATAGACTCATGGATGCTCGACGTGCCCGCGCAGCGGGCATTTGATGAGGGCAGCGAAATCACTCCGACGGTGCGCCGTTGGAATTTCATCGGCTTCGATCTTAGCTACGATCAGCTAACCAACCGGCTAAACATCCGCGGCGGCGGATCGTCCGATTGGCAAGAGAGTGTTCTAGTGGCCACGGCGTCAACGCTACCGGCAAATACGCGCGTCGAAAACACGCTGACGGCAAACGCAAACGGCAGCATAAACGCGGCCGGTGTTGATGGCGTTGCTACGCTGGCCATTGGCGATCGGCTGCTGATTAAGGACGAGGCGCTAGGCGCCCACAATGGGATCTATGAGCTAGAACAGTTGGGCGACGGATCCACGCCCTGGGTGATGACGCGCGCGCTGCTCGCCGACGAAAGCATCGAGGTCACGAGCGGGCTGACGGTATTCGTCAGCGATGGCAGTGCCAACCAGCTGCTTTTTTTCACGCTAGTTACACCGCCACCAATCACGCTAAACTCAACCCCGCTGACATTTGTCACGACGGGCGGCGCGGCCGGCTCTGTTGAAGTTCGCGTGGAGGCCACGAACGGCACATCGCCCTTCGCCGTCCCTGCGGCGGCGTCGATCGTTGGCTGTCGAAGTACAACGGGAGTCATTACGATCAACCTGCCATCCATCAGCGCGGCACCGGTTGGGCGCGCTCTGACGATTGCGGACGAAGACGGCGCGAGCGGCGCGAACCTGATCACGGTGCAGGCCGATGGCGCCGAGCTGATCGACGGCGGAAACACGTTCCCGATCGGCGTAAACTTCGGCGCACTGACAATCTACAACACGGGCAACCGCTGGAAGGTGCGATAAGCATGACATACTTGGTTGGCCCCGGCGGCAGCATCGATCTCAATGGAAACTTCATGGACGCGGCCGGCGATCTCATATCGGCCACGGCCGACGACGTAGCCGCGCGCTTACCTGTCGGCGCTGATGGGCTGTTCTTAAAGGCTGACAGCGCAGAGCCCACCGGGCTCCTGTGGGACGCCGCAAGCATGGGGGGGGCGGCCGGTGGGCAGCTTTCTGGCTCGTTTCCGAACCCTAGCGTTATCGGCTTAACAGAATCTGGCTCGACTGCGTTGGCCTATGGCGCAATCGCTGACGGCGATGAGCTCGTGGCCGACTTTGGATCGTCTACGGTTATCGGCGTGCCGCGGAACATCTACGGCACAGATCGCACCTATGCGGAGTCGCTGCCGTTTACTGTGATCACGTCCGTGGCTTATACGCCCAAGATGGCGCTAGCTCCGCCGGTTTCGCAGGTTGGCACATATCGGCTGATGTGGTCGTATTCGTGGAACCACAACTCACCCGCGAATGATTTCCAGGCGCAGATTTTAGACATTGGCGCCGCGGTGATTATGAACCACAGGCAGGAGCCGCCGGACGCATTCGGCGTTGGCCCTGGTGGCACCGATCAGCTATACCGCGCGGCCGGCGCTGTTGAGATCACTTACGCGGTGCCGACGGCTCAGAACTTCCGGCTCCTATTCCGATCCTCTGTCGCTGGTATTGATACCGGCATGGGCGATGCGCGGATGGCTATCATTCGGGTTGCATAATCATGGCACAATACGATTACTCAATATCGGCCGACACCGCGACGGGTGCCGTCAGCAACGGCCAGCTATGGAGCGAGCTGCTCGCCGTTGCCGCTCAGAACCCGGGTTTTCCGGCGCTTGATAACATCCAGACAGAGGGCGACGATCTTGGGATCTTCTACGCTTCGGCGCTGTCTGCGCCGCAGCAGACGCTCCTGACTGCTGCGGTAGCAGCGCACACGCCGGCCGGCCCAATTGTTCCGCCGCCCACGATCGAAGATCAGATCCGAGACATCGATCCCACTGTCGTCGATGACGACACGCTCGGCTTTGAGCCGTCTGTGCGGTGGCTCAATATCACGAGCGAAGAGGAGTATATCTGCACGGACTCGGCCACCGGGGCCGCCGTTTGGAAGCTCACCACCGGCAGCGCCGGGCCACCACTGCCGCACGCACCGAGTCACCAATTTGGTGGTTCGGACGTCATCAACGTGCACCGGCTGTCGGGCACCCTAGCCGACGCCCAAACCCCTGAGAGCCACGCAGCCACCCATCTGTCTACGGGCTCAGACTCTATCGACGAGTTCACTGGCGCTACAGCCGGAGTAGATGGACTGGACGGCTTGGTGACAAAGCCGCTGGCAGGCGAAGAGGGGATGTTCCTCAGGGGCGACGGGGCGTGGGCAAGCTCTGGCGGGGGTGTATTCGGGGAGGACTATCAGCAGGTGTCCCTGCTGGCCGGCTTCCCTACATCGTCGTCGTCTTTTCAGACTCGGCTGACGCTAACTACTCCCGTATTGACGGGGACATATCGGATCGCCTGGATGGCAGTTGTTAGTCAGAGCAGTACGCAGGACTCTATCGAGATTCGTTTGCTAAACACAATTACCGGGGCCAGTGTCGGCACCGTGCAGCGGCATGAGCCCAAGGACACGGACGACAGGATCCAGACTGGCGGTTTTCATGAAGAGGCATTTTCGTCAGAGACTAAGGGATTTTCGATCCAGTGGCGACAGCAAGACGGGGGCACGGCAACCATTAGAAATTGCGTGATTGAGCTTTGGAGGGTTAGCTGATGGCGTTCCCGTACTATTTGAAATCCGACACGTCCGACGGAACGCTAAGCATTGAGCTTCTTGGCGATCAAATCATCGACGATCCCCTCATCACTACCGCCTTTGATGGTATCAACGGAGACGCCGATTTTGAGCTTCTGTTCGTCGGCTCACCGAGCGGCGCGGAGCAGGCACAGTGTGATGCGCTAGTGGCAGCCCACAGCGGGCTTGATCCGTACAAAGATGGCGTGGTGGCCAAGGTGCTCAAGCACCGCGGGAGGCGCCTTGATGACAAGGTACGGGCTGAGTACCCGGCCGCCTCTGGTAATCTTTTCTCCTGCTCCGAGTCGAGTCAGGCGGACTGGAGCAAGCTCGTATCGATGGAGTCGCTGGGGCTCGTAGCGTACCCTTTCCGCGTCTACACATTTGACGAGCGGGTGGGCTACGATCTGACGGACGCGGCCGATCTAAATGGCGCCGTCACTGCCGTGGCCACAGCGGTGCTTACAGAGCGCGCCAGCGCACAGGGCTACATGGATGCCGTTCTGGCTGCTGCCGACGAGAGCGCCGCAGACGCGGCGGCTCAGCCCTATCTGAACTCATAGGCAACATGGAAGCATGGGCGACACTGGCGCCGCAGATCGCCGTTGCCCTCGTCATCGTGGCCTGCGCTGCGTGGCTGGCGCGCGAGATGCGCAAGCGCCCCAACGGAGACACGCACAGCGATCGATCGCCGGTTAGCAAGCGCGATCTTGTGAAGCTCGAGGGCCAGATCGACGGGCGCCTACAGGGCTATCAGCGGCAGCTCGATTGCTTAACCGAGGAGCAATCCGAAACCACGCGCGCTGTGACGCGTCAGGGCGGCAAGCTAGACGCGATTTTAATGATCTTGCGACGGAGAGGCGGAGATGATGACGATTGATTTGACGACACTGGCCAACTGGCTCACGGCCGGGGATGGCCGCCTGTTCTGTGCCGCTGCTCTTTTCCTTACGGTGTGGGTGGCAAAAAACAACGAGCGCCTCCGCGATAGCGTGCTCACAACGCCGCAGCGCAAGCGCGCGGCGGTGGTTCTGATCGCTGCGCTGCCGGCCGCGGCCACCGCGCTCAGCACCGACGTTCCGATCCGCGATGTGCTCAGCACTTTCGCCACCGCGGTACTAGGGGCCATGGGCTTCCATGGTGCGCTGGATTTGCCCAAGCCCGCCAAGCCCGCCAAGCCCGCCAAGGCCGACGAGGGCGACGAGGCCGACAAGGCCGACGAGTGATCCGGCATCTGCTCGCCGCCGTGCTGGCACTTGGATTGCTCGGCTGCGCTCAGCTGCTCCCGCTGCTAGCGCAGGCCGCCCAGGGCGCACAGTGGATCGCCAGCGTCGTGGATGTGGCTGAGGGCGGCGCAGAGGCTTACTTTGCCCGCCACCCTAGCCAAGGGGCTCACGACACCGTGCGCGCTTCTGTGCGGCGCTCACGGGCCGCAATCGCGGCGCTCAACGCCGCTGCTGCCGCTGGTGATGCTGCGGACGCTGGCGAGCTTGGGCGTGCTCGAGACTCGGCGCTCGACGCTTATCGTGAGCTGTACGCCACGCTTGAGGGCCTTGGCGTGATCGATGCGGTGCCACCGCCTGGCGGAGCAGAGACTGAGGCGCCGGTGCCCGAGCCGCTCGATCTGCCATCTGCCGATCAGGTAGCGGCGCATTTGTGATCCGTCCGCTCCACGTGATCGTATGGGCCATCCTGGTGTCGCAGCCCACCCTCCCAAAAGATACGGCCACGCGTTACGCGCGAGCGATCCAAAAAGAGGCCAAGGCGCGCGACTGGGATCCGTTCACTTATATATCCCTAATCACCTACGAGAGCCGGTGGCGATCGGGTGCCACGGGCGATTGTGGTGGCGGCGTTTGCCGCGCGATCGGCCTCGGCCAGATTTGGGCGCAGCACGTTGGTGCGTGCCGCACCGATCCGGATCCGGTAAATAACCCCGGCGCAGCGTGTCAAGCGGTGCGCGCTAGGTTGAGCGATGGCGCCTATAATATTTCGGTCATGGCGTCGATGCTCACGACATGGAGGAGAGCATGCAAGAAGCAAACGGGGGAGGCGCTCCTGCGTCACACGCTGAGTGGTTACGGCGGCTTGAGCCGGCCGCCGAAGCGGTGGTGTGGGCGGGTGAAGAGGGCGGGCAAATGGCAGGACGAACGCACGATCCCAACAGTGCAGCGAGTGATCAACCATCGGCGTATGTTGATCCGAGAGCTGCGGCGCCGTCGTTCTCCGTAGGGATCCAAATCAGCCCGCAAGAGCTCGACGAATTCGCGCGCCACAAGGCGCTAGAAAAACTGATAGGGCGTGGATGTCAGATCGATCCGGCAACGTGGCACGCGCGCGCGCGCGTTCGGCGTCATGATGACGGCGGTGTTTTTGTTGAGCTCGAAGTTTCGTGAACGGCTATCACTGGCTATCTTTCGGCTACGGCTTGGCGGGCTTTTTGCTTGGCGCCGCGCTCTGGGTGATTTGGCGCCGCGGAGCCGTCACTATGCAAAAGGATCGATTACAGGCCGAGGCGCTGGATCTGCTGCGGCGCCGGCTCGATCTGCAATCGGAACAGATCGAGATTGATCAGCAGCTCGCCGATTTGTGGCAGCGTGCGCCCGAGCCGCGAGCGCGCTGGATCGTCTCGACGGTAGATCAGGCGCGAATGTTAGCGCCGCGATTGCATGAGCTCGCGTGGCGCTTCGGCTTCGCGGTGCCGTCGCCAGAGGTTGTGCAGGCCGTCCACAATGGATCGGCGCCTAGCTCCGAGGAGCCTAGCGCGCCGCCGCCGTCAGTGGCTCCGATCAATGCATGGGGCAAGCGTAGGGGTGCAGCGTGACAAAGGCATTTTGTAGCTATTATGATGATTGCCAGATCCACGAAAGCGGATGGGTGCACCTTGACAGCGGCGTGGAAATCACGCGGCTGCCAGTGTGGGACGACGAGGCCGATCTGTTTGCGCGACTCGGCCCAGGAACAAGCGCCGAGCTGCTCGGCCGGTGGGATCTGCGACTGCCAACCGTCGCCGAATACAACGAGCTACACGCCGCGGCGTTGCATATTGCGCCGTACACGATGCCAACGGCGAGGATGCTAGACGCTGACGGGATCTCCATTAAGAGCCGCCGAGCGATCGATCGCTACCGCGTCGAGCACATGCAGTCGCGCGAGTGGTGCCGGCTCCACGATGACGAGGTTTTTCGCCTCCTGGCCCTGGCGGAGTGGGACGGTGAGCCAGTCGACAATGCTGGCAAGCACTGGGCAGCCGGTGGCATCATCTACGGGTGGTGGCGCAGAGGCGTCCGCAAGATCCAAAGCCCGAGCACCGCTCACAAGGGCGAGCCGGCCTACACTGACTACGCGACGACGTTCCACGCTGTGCGAGAGTGCCCAGCGGCGGCCACCAGCAAGCCCGAGCCGCCATCAGAGCCGGCGCCATCAACTCACATAGGCGCAAAGGGCGCGGCGGCGAAGGCGTGGCAGCAGCGGCTCATTGGTGACGGCTACGGATCGATGTTGGAGCCATGGGGCGCCGATGGCGATCACGGCTCCGCCACGGAGCGCGCCACGCTGGCGTGGTACTCCGATCGCGGGCTGCCACGGCCAGAGGCTCCGGTGCCCGACACGCTGCCAGGGCCGCCGGCTCCATCTGATGGGCTGGGGCTTATCCTGCCATCGCTTGAGGTAATCGCCTCGCGGCACTACACGCCGGCAGATGGGCGCGACATCCGCAACATCGTCCTGCACAGCACGGAAAACCCGCCGCGCCCTGGCGTGGCCCGATCGGTAGCCCGTTGGTTTTCGGGCCCCTCTGCACCCCGTGCAAGCTGTCACGTGGTGTGTGGTAGCGATGAGGCGATCCGCTGCGTTCCCGACGCCGCAGTGGCGTGGGCAGCGCCAGGGGCAAACCGCGCGGGGCTTCAGCTGGAAATCGTGGGACAAGCTCTCCGGACGGAGTGGCTACAGCAGACGGCCACGCTGGAGCGCGCGGCGCAGATTTGCGCGGAGTGGTGCGATCTGTACGGGATCCCACCGAGCTACGTAGGCCCCAAGGGCCTGCGCGAAGGCCGCAGCGGCATCACTACGCACTGGGCCGTAACGGACGCGTTCCGCCGCAGCACCCACGTCGATCCCGGCGGCCCCAAAAACCGACGCTGGCCTATGCGCGAATTCATCGCCATGATAAAGCGCTAGCACGTCTTCTTTACTCTCCGGCGCCATCGTCCCAAGCGGGCGGTGGCGCTTTTTTTATTTTGTATTGAGCAGCCGGATCACTTCGCCGATTACCTGCGCGCATTGCGGCACCACGGCATTTCCTAACGCTTTCAGCCGGGCTCTGTCCAGCCCTGTGGAACGCCCATCAGCCACTCCACAAACCGGGGGGACAGGTGCCCACCCTTCGTGCGCTCGTGGTGCTCGTGCAGACTCTGGCCATGCACCACCACATCCGTCAGGCTCACACCCGGCTTGGCACTGCTGCCGGCCTTGCGACGGCTCCCGCTCGCTTTTGCATCGCCTGCTGTTGGCGTGGGCAACATCCCACTGCGCGCCAGGCTTTGCAGGCTGTGCCGCACGGGCCCAACCCGGCCCGCGGCCCCTCCCCGATTGCTGCCGTAAGAGCAAGCGCTTGGCGTGGGCAACAATAAAAATCCGCCGCCGCAGGTGCGGTGCTCCAACATCCGCCGCCGCAATCGGGATCGGTAGCGTCTCGTATCCGAGCTGTCCCAAGCTCCCACGGATGGCATCAACCCAGCGCTTGGCCCCGCTTGCGACATTTTCGACGACGATCCATTCAGGGGCAAGCTCGCTTGCGAGGCGGTGGAACTCCCACCATAGGCCGCTTCTAGCGCCATTAAGGCCAGCTCCCGAGCCTGCTGCGCTGACGTCTTGACACGGAAATCCTCCGGCCAGCAAGTCGACGTGGCCGAGGTTGTGCGCTCCGCACCCCCTGATGTCCTCGTACCGATCGACGTGAGGCCAATGCCTGGCGAGCACACGCCGACAATAGGGATCGATCTCGATCTGCCATGTGGTGCGCCCGATCCCAGATAATTCGAGTCCATAGTCCAGTCCTCCGATCCCGCTGAATGCGCTGCCGATCTTCACTCTGCCCCAAGTGACGCCATCAGGCGAAACGTGCCAAGGTTTCGAGGATCGAGCCCAAACATGCAGCCGGGCCCGTTACCCTCGGCGTCCCGGCTTGGTACAAGTCGTACGCCGTTCTCGAATACGAGCACAACTGCGGCGCCAAGCTGGTGCGGGTCGAGCCCAAACGTTGCGGCCTCACCCGGGGTCAGCGGCTCAATCGCGCACAGTTTCTTTCCTACTAGATCGTCGTTCATTTTGTGTCTCCTATTGATAGTCTTGCGCGCACGCCAAGCACCGCCGCAACGCGGCCGATCATCTCTTCGCCGATGTTGTCACGCGCCAGCAGCATCGTCACCGCAGCGCGTGACACGCCAAGCCTGCGCGCTAGCTCGGCGCGCGATACGCCAGCGGCAGACATAGCGCGCATGATTTCCAAATTAAACGCGCTCATTTTCTCAGATCCTGAATCATCGCCATGATGCGATCTAGCTCAGCATTTCGCTCGCCGGTGCTGCTGCCTCGGCGCCACAGGGTGTCTGTGATCAGGTGCTCAACTCGCTTCGCTAGCGTGGGCCCGATGATGTCAGCGCGCAGCGCCTCGGCCTCCGCCTCCGCGAGGAGATCCCGATCGCTCAGCGTGGCGTGATATGGCGCCGTTAAGCAATGCTCGCCCAGATGCGCGGCGCGATAGCCGTCCGCGTCAGATAGCTCTACGCGGGCGCGGAAGTCGTCGATCGTGAGCCGGGTTTCGTTTTCGTCGTTCTTCATGATGTCACCCCTTCGTTCCCGGCGGCCCATTCCAGCGCCTTGTCCTCGGCGCTGGGTTGCATGTATCCACGCGACACAAGCATTTCTACGAGCGCTGTAGTGGCGGCCACCCACTGGCCGCTCGCGTTGAGCATGGCCCGAAATCCCGCAGGGGCCAGTTTCCGATCTTGCCACTCCGATAGCCGCTCCTGCGCTCGCCACTTTCCATTTGCCGATGTGACGGACACGGCGATCGGATCGGGTGCGCCACCCTCGAATGGCCTGAAAATCAGATACTCCCCTACGCCCAAGGTTTCCGGGATCCAGCTGAGACCAATATGGGAAAAGCTACCCGCGTAGACGGTTGCGACGTGCTCGCCCGTTGCCCTATCAACGACGGCATAGCGGCGCGAGGCGTTTGGGAGAGTGGCTGTTTTGATGGCGGCTGCGTTCTTCATGATGACACCCGCTCCCGCGTTCGGTTGCCGACAACAACCTGTCGGCCGTTGCTGCCGTCCACCATAATGAATCGCGCGCGCCATGCTCCGCTACGGCGATCCAGGTTTCCACTACGCGGCTCTGCCGCACGAGCGCCTAGCCCAGATCCGTAGTCGGATTGAAAATTAAGATCGCCTCGGTGGATGCCGCGTGCCTCGGCGGCGCGGTACACGGCGCGCCATGAGGTAAATACCTCTACGTCAAAACCATCGCTCAACAGGCGGCCGTTGCCGAACGCGCCGCATGAGCTGAAGTAGTGCTGTGAGAATGTGATCTGTAATGCGCTCTTCTTCATGTTCGGCTCCTGGTTTCAAATGGTTCTGTTGCACTGTTAATCTGTGCATTAACAAGAGTGGCGCAAGTGGGCAGCCGCTCTTTTGTGCGCAAAGCCGCGGTATTGTTGAGGTTCTTTTTTCCGGCTGGCTATGCTCGAGCTATGCAACGAATAGCTGCCGAATAGCGCTTGTATATACCTAATTGGGCGTCTCTGGGTCGCGTAGCCACTGCACCCAGGCGCGCGTGAAGAGCAAGAAGGCGAGCAGCTCACAATCGGCCACGCCATCGCGCGAGGCGTCGAGCGGCTCACCGCGTCGGCGCGCATCGACGAAGGCAACTGCGAGCTGCGCGCGCGTCACTCGGCGGCGCCCGGGTTTGGGATTACCTCGGCGCGGCCGTCCGACACCACCAGCGCAAGGCCGGGGCCAAGCGCGCGCAGCACCGCGTCGAGCAGCGCGGCGTGCTCGGTGGATTCGATTTGCATCTGCGCGCGCGCTACCGCGGCGAGCAGATCGCTAGCTTTGCAGCTGATCGAAAATGGGATCATCCGTCGAGCCCCGGCATCGGCACCATTTCGCCTGTGGATCCGTCGTACTCATAACCGGGCTCAGGCGTCGGCGCCTTCTTCCGGCGTCGCTTTGCCTTGGCCGGCGGTGGCCCACTGAGACGTGCGCGCGCGGCCTTATAATCCACGCGCAAGCCTAGCGCTTCGTTCTCCGTCAAGTCCTCGATCGCGTCGGCGCTGTTCTCATACCAGCTATTAAGCTCCTCGGCGCTGTCGCACTCGGCGATCCCATGGCGCAGCGCGCCTATGGCCTGCTCGCGCTGTGGATCGAAGTGCTGCGGCTGCGCGCCTGGCATGGTGTCGATCTCACTCTCGTCAAGCAGCCCGAGCCCGCAGATCGAAAGCGTGACGCGCCTCTTGGCCTTCGTCTCTGTCTTCATGAATGCATTGGCGAGCTTGTCGCCGGAGCACCCCTTGATGGGGATCGCCCCGATGGACTCATCTGTCCGGCCGTCGGGCATCGACGCGCGAGCAGTGACAATGAATACATCGCCGATCTGCTCTCGGCTTGTGATCTGGACGCTGACTTTGTGGATCCGGCGTAGCTGATCGGTGGCGTCCTTTTTGACATAGAGCACCGTGCGCCCTTGGAAAGTCAGAAAGTCGAACGGCCTCGTCAGGGGGTTGAGCCCGAGCGATTCGCACGTTGCTCGAAAGAGCGCGATCCGCTCCGAGCTGCTGAGCTTGCTTAAGTCTCCGGTGGCGACGACGCGCTCCATTGCTGATGCCGCGTCCGCGTGTATGGCTAGATCTGTCATTTGCTACTCCTATTTTTTTGGATAAAAACCGAAACGACGACGGCTCTCGCCGCGGTGCCGATCGGTGATGGCGTCGGCGATTGGACTGCCGGCGATTTCCTCGGCGACGGCCCGCCACTTGATGGATCCGGCCTGCGCCTTCCACGTGGCTCGGCCCCAGTCGCCGGCCATCGCGCTGTGCTCTCCGAGCAGGCCGCACATTTCGGCCTGTAGCACGCGCTCACGGTCGCGCGCCGCTTTGATGGATGTGCGTAGCGTCAGCAGCTCGGCGGCGATCTCCGTCGCTCCTGGCGGCGCCTCGGCGGCGTCTAGCGTCTCGACGGGATAGCGCAGCCGCGCGAGCGTCAGCAGTGCTTCGCCGTCGCCTTCCGGCGCGACGTTGCCCACCACATTGCGGAGCCAAAAATCGCGGCCGATGTCCATCAGGCTCTTGATCATCGACTCATCCCGCGGCGTGTAGTGGCGCTGATAGTCGGTGCCCCCGATGACGGGCGCCACGTGCACGCCGTCCAGATCGGCGCACTTGGCTTGCCACTGCGCTTGAGCGCGCACGTACCCCGGCACGCCTTCGCGCCAGTGGTGCGCGAGCCGCGAGCCTACCATCTTGATCTCAAGGCCCGTCCCATCCGGCAGCAGCCGATCGGGCGTAGCGCTAGCCCATGGCTCACCCGCGCAAACCGCCGCGCTGGTGGGCTCGACGAGCAGCGCCGGATCGATCGCCAGATCCTCTGCCACCATGCGCGCGATTGCTGGCTCGAACGCGTGGCCGATCCTCATCGCGCCTTCTGGCGGCGACGCCTCGATCATCGGTGGGATCTCCCCATCGCGGCCGCGGCGTTTGCGCATCCACACGTCCAGCGCCCCGCCCCACGGTGAGATCCCTGCGACGGCGGCGATCTCACTCGCGCCGAGCGTCCGCGTTCGAGCTTCCAGCTGATCGGCGCTTAGCATTGCGACGCCTCCCAGCGCATGGCGTCGATGCTCTCGCGCTCTGCGAGCAGCCCGCTGCCGTCTTCGACGTATCCGGCATGATGCAAAATGCTGCGCATTTGCTGCTCCAGACGCACGCGCGTAAAGCGCCACCGCTCGCCGGATGTGTAGGGATCGCTGCTCTGATCGAGAGCTTCGGACAGCGCGACGATCGCGACGTTGGCCCAGTCGGCCGGCGTCAGATCAAGCGCCCCCAGCGCTCCGTCGATCTGTGCCATCTTGACTTCGGAGCTGTGGATCGGCCGCCGCGCATTGCGGAGCGTGTTGGGTGGAGTGATCGGCTTTTTTTCGCTCATAGTTCTTTTCTCCCGTTTGGCCGCAGAGCTCGCACGGAACGACGCGCCCAAAGGCCATCGCCGATCCCGTGTCCAAGCAGATGCTGCATGTGATCGATCGCACTATGCGCATACTAATACAACACCTCGCGCCGGTGGTGTAGTTTTTCGCAATCTCTCGCGATTTGCTGCGTGCGCTTGCAATCGTAGGTGCATGCGCGTACTACTAGCCACCATGACAACCAGGACAACAGCGCGCGCACAGCTGGCGCGCGAAATGGCAGCGCGCGGCCTGCGTCAGGCCGATCTGGCCGAGCAGCTGGCGGTGACCCAGACGAGTGTCTCGCTCTGGCTCCGCGGACTAAGTAGGCCCAAGCCGCACCTGCGGATGGCTCTCGAGCGGCTTCTTAAGATCCCAACGCGCGGTTGGTTGACGGTAGCCGAGCGCGATGCGCTGGAGCTGGTGCGACGCCGCACGGAGGACACGGCTCCGTGATCGAACTGGGCGATTTGTGCGATCTCGATCAGGGGCTCGGTGAGCCCGGACGCGATGCCATTTGTGTCACATGCGGCATGCGACGCGGAGAGCACGCGCTATTCGGTCGCGATAGGTGCCCGCTTTTCGCTGCCGGTGAGCATGGATGGTGGCTCTGCGGCTGGAAGGATTCCCGCTTTGCGCCGGCCGGCCCATCGATGCCCCGCGCGCGCTGCGTTTGCCGCAACTGCTGCGAGCCGCTTAGCGCCCACAGTGGCCTAAAATGCCGCACCGAAGAGGGCCGCCACTTCGTGCCCGGAGCGAGGTTCCGATAATGTGGTGGCGCATCGACGATGATCTACATAGCCATCCCAAGGCCGTAGCCGCTGGCGATGCCGCGCTTGGTCTCTGGGTGCGGCTTGGTAGCTGGAGCGCCAAGCACGGGACGGGCGGACGCATAGCAAGTGCCATAGCAAGTGCCATGGCAAGTGATATGGCAAAACTCTCGCGGCTCGTGGATGTGGGGTTGCTCGATCAGGACGACGACGGCGGCGACTATTGGCTTCACGACTGGGACGAGTACAACCCGACGGCGGACGAAGCAGCGGCGCTCAAGAAAAAGCGCAGCGAAGCCGGCAAGTTGGGCGCCCGGCGCCGGTGGGGCACCCCGGACGACGATGGCAAACGCCATGGCAAAACCCATAGCAAACGCAATGGCAAACGCATGGCAAACGGCATAGCAAAACGATGCCCCGTACCCGTACCCGATCCCGATCTAAATACACAAACACGCGCGCGAGGGCTTCCGAAGGAATGGCAGCCGAGCCAGGCCCATCGCGATCTGGCGACGAGCAACGGGATCGATCTGGATCTCTCCGTCGTCGCTTTCCGGGGCCACTACGACGGCAAGCGCTGCAAGAGCTGGAATGGGAGATTCGCCACATGGCTGGCCAATGAAATCCGATTTGCCCGTGAGCGCGCTCAGCGCGCCGCTAAGGGGCCCAAGGGATCGTACAGGCGCAGCCGCGCTGGCGGCGGGATCGTCCGTTCTGACGCCGATGGTAACGAGCTATGCCCCGTTTGCGGCGAGGGTTTCACCCACACCCCGCAGGGCGGTTACATCTGCAAAAAATGCCGGCTGCCGGCGGCGACGATTATCCAAAGGAGCGCGCGAAAATGACAACCAAGAGAGACATGATACGCGAGGCGATCCGGCTGGCGTGTCATCGTGGGCAAAAATTCCGCTTTGCATCTGGGTGCTTGGCGGCTGTCTCGCTGCTGGCGCTTGCCTGCGCACCGGCAGCGGCGCCGATAAAAGGGCTTGAGCGATCCAGTCAATTGGCTTTTGCGGATCCGTGGCCAACGTCGAGTCCTGAATCGTGGGAATGCCCGCGGGATCTCGACAAGGCCGAGCGCGACGAGCGCGGGATCCAGTGGCCCGGCGTGAAGGGAGCCTGCGACTCGTGCACGACGAGCGGCGGCCAATGGGTGCCGGAGCGCTACATGCCCGACGTGGGGCCCCATGGATTGCAGCGGCTCGCCTGGAGCTGTGCGCAGTGCTACCGCACCGAACGGGCGCCAGGCGATCCAATCTTCGAGCGATGCCGGTGCGGATCGCCCGGCTGCGATCCGGTACGCAACTATTTGACGGAGCCGCTCCGGTGAGCCTTGAGCGCTATGGCTTCGATCCGCCTCGCTCTGGGCACCCCTGGCACTGGCAATGCGACGGGTGCGACGAGCGCGCGATCACGAGCTGGCCGCTTGACTGGCGCGAGCGCGGCACGATGCGGCCGGCTGGCTGGCGCCCAACGCGGCGAGAGATCGGGATTTTATGTGCAGCATGCGCGGCAGCGATGCCGGGGAAGGTGGGGCGATGAGCTTCGACATTGCAGCCGAGGATTTGGAAAAGTTAGAAGGGTGCCGCGTTGTGGCCAGCGTGAGCGGCGGAAAGGATAGCGCCGCGCTGAGCCTATGGCTCACCGAGCAAGGGATCGATCACGATCGCGTCTTTGCGGATACTGGCTGGGAGCACCCCGACACCTACGCCTATCTTCGCGGCCCGCTGACAGAGAAGCTGGGGCCAATAACCGAAGTGCAATCCAAGCTTGGCGGCATGGTGGAATGGGTACGGCATAAGGGGATCTTTTCTAGTCGGCTTCGGCGATGGTGTACGGAGAAGCTGAAACTGGAACCGATCCGGGCGCACCTTGCGGCGCTCGACTTTGACTGTATCAGTGCCGTTGGCGTCAGGGGGGGGGAATCGAAGGCGCGCTCCCGGATGTCTCGATGGGAGTATGGCGAATACCTCGACGCGGACGTGTGGCGCCCGCTCATCCTCTGGACCGAGCAGGATGTTATAAAAATGCACCAGAGGCACAATTTGCCACCCAACCCCTTATACCTAAAGTACAACGTGGGGCGCGTTGGTTGTTGGCCGTGCATTCATTCGCGGAAGGCCGAAATCCGGAAGGTTGCAGCCGCTACGCCAGAGAGGATCGATCTGATCCGGGCCCTTGAGGGCGAAGTGCGGAGCGCGATAGAAACCAAGGCGACAGCCCGCGGTGAGAAATTCGACGGCAACGGGTATACGTTTTTCAAGCGCGGGGGTGGGACGGGTACTGTGGCCATCGATGAGGTTGTGGCGTGGTCGCGCACGGCCCATGGTGGCCGACAGCTGACGCTGTTGGACACCGAGCCGGACGGCTGCGTCAGGTGGGGCATGTGCGAGGGTCATAGCGAGTGAGCTTCGAGGATAAGCTTGAGCACGCGCGACGCGTCGAGCAGGACGTAGCGGCGTGGCTGATGCGCCGCAATTGGCTCGTGTTGCCGGTGTACGACTACAGCGGCCAGCAGGACGACAAGGCGCCCAAGCTCCAGGCCGCCCGGCGTCGCGATTCACTGGTGGCGCCCGATCTGCTGGCTGCCCGTGGCGGAGCTCACTTGTGGTTTGAAGTAAAATGGAAGGCCGCGGCCACGCTGCACCGCAAAACGGACACGCTTGAGACGGGCCTGAATTTGCGACACTGGCGCGACTATGTGGCGATCAAGCGCGAGAGCGGCGCCGACGTCTGGATCGTGTTCGTGCATGAGGCGGAGGCGGAGATCCGAGCCGCTGAGGTTTCGCAGCTCGCGCGCTCAGCGCGCATTTACGACGGCGCCAAGATGGGCCGAGGCGGCATGGTGTTTTTTCCATATCGCCAAATTAAAAGACTCTGCTCCACGCGCGATGTGCTGCGTGGGGCGGCCTAATCCAATTCAATCGCTCCCATGAGCGAAGCCGATCTACAGCGCGCAATTTTGGAGGCGCTCAGCCTGCTACCTGGCGTGATGCCGATCCGCGTCAATTCGGGATCGCCGATCAAGCGATTCCGTGGCGCAAAAAAGGGCACCGCCGACATTGTCGGGATTGTTGAGCCGGGCCGGTTTTTTGCGCTTGAGGTTAAGGCCGGCCGCCGATCGGTATGCTCACCGGAGCAGCTCGCCTTCTTGGCGCTGGTGCGCAAGCTCGGCGGGATCGCTCAAGTCGTGCGCTCCGTCGACGAGGCCATCGCCGCGATTAAGCAGGGCGAG